CGAGTCTGTCATAAAGATTATCTTCAACTGCTTCTTCGGTTAGTGCGAATGCTAAAGCCACTGTTTCGTGGGTGTAACGAGATGTATAACCTTCGTTAGCTGTATCAAATCTGACACCGCTACCTTCAGCTTTTACCTCTGCATTACCAAACCCTACTATTAGAGTTTCTTCTTCAAACGCTCTATCAGAAGTTTCAGTATCGTAAATTTCTGTATGTTGAGCTTCGTATCTTGAGTATTCCATACCGAACAAGGCATTCAAACCTGGCTCTAATTCTTTCGCTAATTGCGATCTGTTAATTGCCATTATTTATACTCCTGTTGGATCGACATAGAAATGCTCATTAAATTTAACAATCACATTCACGTTAGCTGAACCTGTTGTACTGTTATCTGGGTCACTCGAAAAGCCCATAATTCTGAACGTAGCAGTTGTAGCTGCTGTTGTTCCAGATAGTTCTAAAGCTGACATCCCTGTTTTCACAGAGCCAGCAGTATAGGAAATATCTGCGTTCAAACCGACATCAGTTTGAGCTGGAGAACCTGCACTTTGAATTTCAAATACAGCATCAGGGTCATCTATTACGAATGCTTTAATATCGGACGATACAGTTCCATCAGGGAAGTGAGAACTAAAAATAGTTTCACCTGAAGAGTTTGTAAAAGTACAACCTCTAAATACACCGATAGACTCATCCCCAGCACCAGCTACTAAAATAGTACCAGTATTGAGCATTTTTACTAAATCGCCAGAAAAAATATTCCCAGAAGCACCTGAGGCAATTGCGTATTCTGTAGTTCCACCATTTTGGACTCCAGAACCTAATTTACCTACTACTCGTGCTCCGAAAGGGGCATTTTTGTTAGCCATAATAAGTCACCTTATATTTGTTATTAAAGTTTAAGCGATCAACTTCGTTGACCACCGCCAAAAGTTACTTTGCTTGATCTCTGAGGATTTAACATCGGAGAACTTGGATCTGATTCCTTCATCATATCGTTATCTACAGCATCTTGCTGAGTTTTAGCACGGTTAGCATAGTAGGAGTTTCTCTCTTCCCGCGTTTCATTTGGAATCTTTGCCAATAGCAAACCACCTCGTGCAACAACTCCTGCGTGTCTACCTTGTTGTAAGGTGTCAAAACGATCTTGGTCAGAATCATGTAACTCGTCAGATCTAACTAGGTCGAAACCTTCGCTTAATCTTGAAGTTATATTCTTACGATCTTCTTGGCCTACAATTTCGGCTCTGATCCACCTGTAAGTATAACCTTCAGGTGCAGGAGGAGTATCCAACGTAGATGGTGGGCTCCATGGTTTGCGAGCTACTTTATCAGCTCGAGTGTCGGCAGAACGTGGTGTTCTGTTTAAATCTTTGTTATCTTTTTCTGTCATAACTATTACCTTTTAACATATTTTGCGTACTCTTTCAAAGGTACGTTTAATTTTTTTGCCATTTGAACTTCACTAGGAGAAAGTTTTACTTGCCTGTTACCAGTTTTACCGCTAACTCTTCCTGCTGAAGCCACCTTTTGTGACGGTTTTGATTTTACCTCAGTATTTGTAAAATATTCAGGATGTTTACTCCTAATTCTTGCATCTACTTCTTTAAAATACGCATCACTTTCAACTACAAAACCCTCTGTCACCAAGTCTTCATGTATTTGTGTCCCTGATTGATGCATTAATGCATTATTCAAAAACCAGTCATTACCGTCATCAATCCAATCTTGCATTTTTGAATTGTATCCAGTTTGTTGTTGAGTGGGTTCTATTAATGGTGTTTGCATCGTATTTTGCATTTGCTCCATACGTTGTTTACCATCAGAAACTCTTTGTTCTTGTACGGCTATCTTAGCTAATACGTCTTGAGCTTGTGCAACTTTTTCATAATCAGCTACTTCATGAGCTTTTTGTAAAGATGCCATAGCTTGTGCTTTTTGTGATTCTAACCTTGTTGCAGACTCATCAAAGGTATTTTGTTGTAAAGTGTGTGCAGTTGTTTTTAACCTTTGGTTTTCCTCAGATAAATTTTTAGCATATTGATATGCAGAATCCTGACCTCTTTCGGCCTCCCGCAACTTTCTTGTAAGGTTATTTATTCTTTTTTGTACCTTATCAGAATAATCTACAAGCTCATCTTCTTTATCTTCAGTTTTTTCTTCAACCTCTACTTTTTCTTCTACAACTTCTGCAACTGGTGCCTCAGCTGTAGCTTCTTCTGTTTTATCAACAGATTCATCTAGATCTATTATTTGACCTTCTTCTTCTATATTTTCTTCTTGTTTTAATGCTTCTTCAGACATTTTTTCTCCTTATACTGCAAGAATATCATCTGGATCAAGTATGGTAGCTATCACTTCATCATCATTAATGATTCTACATTCAGATTCATCACCTAACTTGAAGCGAGCACCAGCATATCTGCCAATTAATACCCATTGTTTTTCCTGACACCATGGTTCTGCAAATTTATTTGCATCTGCATAACAATCAGGACCCATTTTTACCACATAACCTACAACAGTAGCAAGAGATTCTCTATCTACGGTTGATTGAACTAAGTGGATTCCGCCTTCTGTAACCGCCTTACCTTTGTAAGGTAGGATTAATATACGCCAACCTGTAGGTTGTGGCATACGGTCTACAAAAGATTGTTCTAATAAAGTAGGATCCAACACCCGTGCTGATTCCTCTACATAGGCAGGGTTTTCTTTTATTTCTGGGGTTGGAGTTTTTTGTTGTTCTTTTTTTTGATCTGCCTCTATAGACTTTGCGACATGATCAGGGACTTGTATCTTGGTCATCTTCTTGTGTTTTTCCTAGCAGCTCTCTAAATATATTTTCTGCATCAGCTAGAGAACTGTAACGCCCACGCAAAAACTCGTATTGAGAAAAATCACCACAGCCTGATAACATGGCATCCTTAGTGTCTTCTCTTCTGGCTTCTATTTCTTTAAGAAATTTTTTGGCAAGCCAAATTGAATCCATTAATAAATACCAGAAAACTTACCACCAAACTCGGCGGCACCCATACCTCTAGCTTTACCTTTGCCCATTCCTGGAGTAGGTTTTGTACTAGCTGAAAAAGTACCAGCTTTAGTTTTTGTAGACGCACTACCTTTATTACTATAGCTATTTTTATTTTTAAGTACCTTTGGTGTTTTCTGTTGACTTATTTCTGTTCTTTTATACATGCGTTATATTATGATGAGTAAAAATTAATTTTGCAACTTTTATTTACCTTGTCCTGCATACTTTTTATATTGTTTTTTTGCTTGTTTGCTTTTGGGATAGGTATTTTTGCTATTACCTATAGAAGTTCTTTTATTTTTACTGCGTTGATTTTCTACTTTAAAGGTACTGTAACCTTTAATTTTAACAGCCATTAATTACGATTCATCAAGTCTAAGTTTTTGAGCATACGTTGCTGATCTAGTCTTGCCCTTGCAGTATCGTCACGCATCTCTGCTATATCTTCTGAAGCTTGTATTCTTTCTCTGTCTACGTTTATTCTTCTTTGTGCATCCATAGCCTTACGTGATTCTTGAGCTAAAAACTGTTGTTGATCGATTGCTAACTCTTGACCTTTGAGTGCTAGTTCTTGTTTTCTAATTGCTACTAATGGATCCTCGTCCTCTGGTGAAGCAATCCTAGAAGTATAATCTGCTATAAGTTCAGACATTATAGGTGCAGAGAACTGAGCTAAAATATTATTAGATTCTTGTATTAACATACCCTGCTCTGCTGGACTTACCTGTTGAGCTTGTTGTTGTAATTGCTGGAACTGTTGCATAACCTCTGGTGGCATTTGTTGTTGAGCTAGTATGTTAGCTTTCATCTGTAGGTGTTCCATAATGTGAGAATGAATCAAAGCTTGTACTTGTGCATTCATTTGCACAGGTGGTGTATTCAATAAGCTCATGTGGGTTGCTATATGTGCATCATGGTTTTGTTCTGGAAATGCTTTGGCAGGATTGCCTAGTAACAATTGATTATTCTCAAATCCAGCTTCCACAGGCTTAGGTTCTGTTTGTGGAGGTGGTGCTAGTATTTGGTCTACGTTATCAACACCTATTGCTGAATACATACGCTTATAAGACTCATACACCCCTGCTGGACCGTGTACTTCTGGGTTAGATTGCACTAATTGCATCATTTCTTGAGCCATAGCAATACGTTGGGACTGACTAAATATATCTGGATTGGATACAGGGAATATATCAACCCTATCATCAAAGTCTGTAAGCTTAATAGTATTGTTAGCGTTTGCTACGTTATAAGGATATTCTTCAGGTAAATATTCTTTAAATACACTAGAGAGAATCCTAAACTCTTTCTTTTGTGAGTTGTGCAGTCTTTTATGTATAGCTGATAATACTTTGGTTGATCTTTCTAATAAGGCTAGTGTAGTGCCCACAGGAGCATTTGGATTACCTTGACCCACGTTTATCTCAGCTATAGATGCAAATCTTTGACCAGCATTTACTAATATACCTAAAAGGTTTAATAAAGTACCGCTTGGCTCTTTGAAAGGTAGTGGTTGGATTGATTCTCTTAGTGATCCACCAGGAGCATCAACATCTCTGAACTCGCCTGGTTGGATTGGTGTGTCCTCATCTCTTATTCTTATACCACGAGTTTTAAAACCAGCAGGCAGGTTAGCAAGAGTACCAGCGTCAATTAATTGTCTTAAAATAGAGGTAGATGCCTTAGATAGACCGCCAATCATGTGTGTTAGACCAAAACCATAGAATCCTAAGCCAGGAAGGAACTTAAAGTGCACAAAATACTCTATTTTCTTACGTAAAGGGTCATTTTCTTCGTAATTACGGTAAATACTAAGAATATTGTTACTATTCGAGTCAATTGTGACAATATATGGTAGTTTTACCCCTGTCATTTCACCCATTTCGTCTATATCTTCAAAGCCATCAATCTCTAAATTACAGTGGACTTCGTAGAGTAAAGATACTTCACCTGTGTCATAACTAGGCTCCATACCTGATAACTCGTTGATTTCTTCTTGAACTTGACTACTCATATCGCTATCAACGCTTTGAACCTCTACTCTGCGGTAAAAACCTATTGCTTGAAGCTTTTTGACCTCATTTTCAGGCATTTTGACTACATTTGTGATTCTAGGGCATGATTCTAGGTCTGTAGAAAAATAAGGTACGATTAAATCTTCTGGTGCAATAAATTTAGATACCGCACGACCTAATGACTCATCATAGTATATTTTTTTAAATGCAGATCCTGCCAAAGGTAAATAAAACAGCATTTGGTCTAATTCTTCATCAAACTCCTCCATAACGTGAGTTATTTGATAATTCATAAAGTCTTTAACTCTTTGAGCTTGTTCTTCAACGATAGAATCGTATTTACCTATAACTTGTGTTTTGACTGGACCATTAGAGGGTAAGAGCTCTTTGTAGGCCTGGGCTTGAAAATTTGTTACTGCTTCACCTAGTAAGGGATGTATAACACCAGATGCACCAGCAAAGGGTTCTGATCTTTCTTGATCAAACTTCATACCTAGATATTTAAGTCCGTCTGTATAAGTTTTTTCCCAATCCTCACGAGATGATTTGTCTTTTTCAATTCCAGAGGTTAGCTCGATTGCTATACCGTTTAAAATATCTTCATCAAGTGATTCTGCAATATTGCTATTGAAACCAGTATCTATTGGCATGTCCTCCATACCACCTAAAACAGCACTACCGTCCTCTTGCATCTCAAAATCTTCTTGTCCTGCTTCTTCAATTGCTTCGATAGCAACCTGCATGTCTTCAGTTCCTTCGAGGGTGTTTTGGGAGTTAAGTATATTGTTCGGTTCTTTCTCTATTGCCATTAGTAATATGCCCTTTTAACTACAGGTCTAGATTCTTCTAAATAATCGTCATGTAACGAAACTAAACCACCTTCCCTAAATCTCATTAAGGCTTGGGACATAGTATCACACAAATCGTCATTTTTTCCAAAGGGAAAAGCTGCACACTCCTCAATCATATCCTCAGCAAACTTTTTCTCTGGTGCCCATACCAAACCAGACTCAAAGATAGGTGCAACTGAGTGCATACGTGTAGATTTATCGTGTCCTCTTGTTGGTGAGTAATTAACAACAGGTATGCCAAGTCTTCTTAGTTCGTGGGTAAGAGGGGTACCAGATGCCTTGCTTTCAATCAGGGTCATATCAGGATCCCAGTATTTATATTCTTCGTAGGCTACCCGTTTAAGTTCAGGAAAGTCCCACCTACCTTTTTGGGCATCAAGCAAAATAATAGAATCTGGATCGTCAGGAGTAGGTTGAAATACACCCCAGGTAGAAATAGCTGAATAGTCTGAGTTTTGTTTCTTACTATAGGCGGTATCGTAACTTTGTATTATATATTTTACAGGGGGCAAGGAATCAGCTTTCCAGGGATTCCACCACTCACGTTTGATAATAGAACCTTCTTCGGATGTTGGGGTTTGCATCCACTGGGCATTCCATTTTTGGGTAGGTAAAGAAGCTTTTACTTTTTGCAACTCTTTAATATCCCAGAACTCAGGCCATAGTGGATTACCTGTTTCTTCAAAGATAGCAGGGAACTCTACAATATCCCACTGGTCAGCTAGTTCTTCCTTTTGAGCTTCTAGGAGCTTTTCGGTAAGATCTAAAGAACTCCACCTTGTCATCACAAGTATAATGGCACCACCTGGTTGTAATCTTTGTCTAGGTCCTGAGGTGTACCATTCCCAACAAGCCTCCATAGCTGTTGGACTAAGTGCATCTTGTTCTGAGTGTGGATCGTCAATTATAAGTAAATCCGCACCCCTACCTGTAATAGCACCTCCGACACCAGCAGCAAAGTATTCGCCACCTTTATTGGTTTCCCAACGACCAGCAGATTTGCTATCGGCTTGTAGTTCTACTTTACTAAATATTTTTTTATACTCTTCAGTATCCATCATATTTCTAACTTTACGACCAAATCGTACTGCAAGCTCGCCTGTATGAGTGGTTTGCATAATTTTACGATTAGGTTGCTTACCCATAATCCAAGCAGGAAAGTAGGTAGAGCAGAACTCGGATTTGGTATGCCTTGGCGGCATGTTTACGATTAACCGTTTACATTCTCCTGAGGCTACCTCTTCTAGTTTTTTTGCAAATATTTTATGGTGACGGCCACAAATAAACTCTGGCCACATGTAATTTATAAAACCAAGAAAGGAATCCTGACATTTTTTTTGTGTATTAATCAGAGAAAGCCTCTCTTTGAGCATTAGGGTTTCACGTATCTCTGAATCAGATAAATGGGAAAAACTAGGATTGGTCATCTGCTACAATTTTATCTATTTTTCTTTCAATTATTTTAACTCTATCTTGTGCAGCCAATCTTTCGGTAGGATCGTAATTTTCAGCAAGCTTCATTTCTTTTTTTCTTTCAATTAAAAGTTTGTCTACCAACTTCTTAGCTTTGGCACTTAATTTTATTTTACCGCCTGGTCCTGCCATACCCATCAGTAAATCGCTTACTCCACCACCTTTAATACCCATACGATCAACAAACTGTTGAGCACCAGGGTTGAGCATTTGATACAGGGGTCCACCAAAGGCTTCATTCATTTCAAAGGGAGATATAGGAGATATAGAACCAACGTCAGCCACAGGATTAACAATAGGTAGATCATCACTTACGCTGGGACCTCCACTAGCTAATTTTTTGGTTGTTTCATCAGCTAGTTTTGCAATTTTATCTATAGCTTTTTTATCCACAAACATATTAGTAGGTTTTATATTAGTTAAATCTGCAACAATTTCAGATTCATCAAACGCTGTATATTCAAAGTTATCAAAGTCAGATGTTACCGCATAGCTGTCAGATACTTCATCTATAGCATCATAATAATCATAACCGTCATCAACTAAATCATCTACTAGATTTGACAAATTTGTTTCAGCATGAGCTTCTCTCCAACCTTTTTTTGTAAAATAATCTAAATTTCTGTAGATAGCAGGTATGTAGGCATCTACTTTTTCTACAGGAATTTTATATTCCAGAACTACAGGCTGCCTAACAAGTGTTTTTGTTTCATATTTGCCTGCTGCTGTTAATGGGTCTAAAGAGTCAAAAAAATCTGCTTTTTGGCCTGGTTTTAATTTATTGTAACTAATTTCTGCTCTGGATAGTGCTTGTTTTTGTGCATGAGCAGGATTTAATGTTGTGCTAGTTAAACCAACGTCAGGTTTTAATTTATTTGATTCTGCTATATTTAAGTATCGGTACAAAGTTACGTTATTATTTTTATCAACTAAATTATTATCTTTGAGGTATTTAATAGAATGTTTTTTGATTAAAGGAGTATTTTTTACAACATCTGCAAAAGCTTCTTTTGTGCCCATATCTTTTGTTGACTCTACCCAATTATTAATACGATTTAAGTCATCTTCACTCATACCTATATCATCAAGCCTTTCGCTGGCTTTTTTTAATCCTTGTCCTGCTTTTACTGCTTTACCTGGTGGAGTTTGACCAGCAACATAATCAATCAAAGACAAAGGATCTGTAACTTTTGGTGTAGGTAATACAAATTCTTTAATATTTCCAATTACTCCAAAAGCTTTTTTAAGTTTTTTTATAACAGAATCTCCAAACCTAGGGTCAATATATTCTCCGCCTGCAAAAGATGAATCTAATGGAGAGAATGGCTCTATAGAACCAACGTCAGGTAGATCGTTTGGACCACCTTGAGCAAAAGAATTATTTAGTTTTTTTTTTCGGTTTGTTTTTTTTGATTTACAAAATCAATATAGTCTTCTATAGCTTGTTTAGATAATCCAGTCGGTAATTTTCTAAACTGACCTGCTTCATAAAGTTCAAAAACTTCTGGATTTAGTGCTCTAGTTGCTTGTCTTAGATCTCTTTTTGCTGTTTCAAACTGCTGTCTTCTTTGTGCTAAAGATATGTCTGGACTTAATCCTGTAGGATTAATACCAGGTGCTTTTCTACTAAGTCTAAACTTTTCTTCTTGATTGTTTTGAAGCATTTGTAAATACTCAGATATATAGGTTGGATCTATAGATGTTGATGGGCCACCACCTGCCATCATCATAGGTGAGCCTGCTTTTATTTGGGATATTTGAACATCTATATTATTTATTTCATCTGCTACTGCTTGAGCACGATCAAATTCTTTGTTACGAACCAACATATCGTATTCTGTTATTAGATTATCAATAGAGGTTTGTAATGAAAATATTTGGTTTTCAGGAGATCTATCTTCAAACCTAGGTTCGTTGTCGTCCAACAAAGAGCCTAATCCTAATTGTGGTTGTTGCATTTGAGGTTGTTGCATCATAGGCATCTGTTGAGCTTGCATTTGAGCTAGTTGTATTTCACTAGGTCCACCTGCTGCCATCATTATAGGCTCTTGAGGTTGTTGCATTTGACCGCTAAGCAATTGATTAATATCAACACCTAACACTTGGGCGGCTTGTTCAAGCTCGTCTTCACTAATACCGTATTGCTCTAGGAACTGAGCTATCTCTTCTGCGGATAGACCTTGTTGGATCAACATGTCAATAACTTGTAATATCTGCTGGAGGGCTCCCTGAGCCTCCTGTATTTCAGCCTGGGTGACTTCTTCGGTTTGAGGTTGCATTTGTCCAGATAAATTGGGTGTCACAGGAGTCCCTTCCATCATAGGAGCGGGAGCTACATTTGGCATCATCATATCTTCTTCCATAAATACCTCAATTAGGGACGCAATCTGTACGGAGGTTAAAGATGTACATATTTGACTGCATCCCCTTTTTTTAGAATTGTATCATCAAATAGCAAAAATACTAGAATGTTGTGAAAATTAAAATTGTATGAGAGAAAGCTTGTACTTGTATATAGGTTATATAGTGATGCATCTTTTTTGGGGGTGGGGGGGTCTGATAGATCTATTTATGTGTATTAAA